GAAAACTCTTGTTCTTCCTGAATTTGAGCCTTGGAATGAAATCCAATACCTCAAACGTGCTTTCAGAGAAGATAATGGAATCGTCTTCGCTCCTCTCGACGAAGATGTTATCCTAGAAATGTGTAAGTGGGTCCGTCCCACTAAATATCTCGATGTGCGCAGTGCTACTATTGACAATTGTAAATCCGCCATCCGAGAATCTTACCATCATGGTAAGAAACGATCCTATGAAATATGGGAGCTTCTCTCTACTGCTCTCAGAAGATCGAATATAAACGTCTCACTAGAATATAACTATGAACAATTCATCTTCGACCTCCAAAATAATTCACTTAAGGATCGCTACTTCCCTTGTCAACCTAACATCAATGATCAAATCGTACTCCGTGCTGAACGCCCCATATACGTTATGCATACTAAAGAGTCTCGAGCTGTTGAAAAAGGTGGCCTTGAAAAAGCCAATAAAAAGAAGCCCCAAACAATGGAAAGTTTCGTAAAATCCATTCCCATCGTAGGCGATGTAATTTCTTCCGCCTCTGGTATGCTCTCTACCGCTCTCCAAACTGCTGCTTTCTTTGGCTATGACAAGCCCTCTTCTACTCAAGCTCCCTCTTCTATGATCACTGATCAATCCCAATCCCTCCAACACGGTGCTGGTGTTGACAACTTCCCCTCCTTAACCCTCCATCCTGGTGTACTTACACCATCCATTGACAAGGTATTCCGCGTGCACAAAGACGAACTCGAACTCCAATCTCTCATTGGTCGTCCATGGCTTGACTCCATCACCCTCTGGACCGACCTCCAAGACACTACTACAGTTCTTCTTTTCCGCGCCATTAATCCTTGGCAATGCTCCTCCATCACTATGCCAGGCGCTGAGTATCCCTGCTCCCCCTGCAACATAGTTTCCTATATGACGAAATTCTGGCGTGGATCCGTGAAAGTTGCAATGCTCGTCATCTGCCCTAAGAACATAGTCGGACGTCTGGATGTTGGTTACATCCCCAAATATGTAACCGGTGGTTTCCCTGCCTCAGTTAACAGTGGTGACTATATTAGTACGACAATCGATGTGAGAGGCTCCTCACTCCTCACATTCACCCTCCCGTACTTATCTGACTCCTTCGTTAAACTCTGCCCTCCAAACCCCTTCCAAACTCCTTCTGATGCTAACAGTGCAGGTACTCTCTTCGTTGCCGTCGGAAACAGACTCACCTCTGTCGAACAATCCGGCTATAACGCAACTGCCTACATTAACACTTTCATCTCCGCTGGCGAAGATATGGAATTCGGCGTTCCTAACGACCGCATCTATGCCTCCTATATCGCTGAAGCTCCTACTATCGCCCCCGCCAAAGTTGGTCCTCAGGTTGTCAAACCTGAGATTATCGTCACTCAAACATTTTTGACCAACTCCAACTCAAATTCTCCCTCTTCTGGAAAAGATGAGGTCCATCCTGCCCCTAAAAGATA